CGCCGCCTCGGCCTTCGCCCGCTCCGCGTACTGCGCGGCGAGCGTCATCATCTTGCGCCACGCCTCGGACTGGACCGGGTGCTTCCCGGCCCACGAGCGGTAGAACGCCGCCATCTGCGTGTCGTTGTACTTCTTCTCGGCGTAGCCGAGTTCCTGCTTGGAGTTCGCGATGGTGAACTCCATGTTGAAGACGCCCTGCTTGTACGTGTCGTACAGCGGGTCGTCCTCGCTGACCTCGGACACGCGCATCCTCCAGTGGTCGAGGATGCGCTGGTCGGTCACGGGCGAGCCTTCGAACTCGCCCCCGTTCTCCCACGCCTGCTGGATGTTCCGGTCACGCTGTGACTGGTACTCGCGCAGGATGGCGACGATGGTCGAGGACAGGTCGGGAGCCGAGCGGGGAAGCCGCCCGAACCGGCCGCGCCGGGCCATCGCCTAGCCCTCCGTCTTCTGGATGGTGGACTGGCCGACGATGCGCGACTTCGTCTCACCTTCCTGAACTTGGAACTGGGCGAGCATCTGGGATGGCAGCGCGGCTGGCGGTCCGCCACCCTCGGCCATCATCCCGGGTCCGGGCTCGCCACCCACCACCGGCTGCTCCTCCGGCGCCTGCATCATGGGCGAAGCGGAGCGCCCGCCCTCCTGCGCCATGAGCGCCGCCCGTGAGCGCAACTGCTGCTCCTCGGGCGAGGGCTGCACCGGACCCTGCTGCGCCTGCTCCTGCTGGAGCCGGGTCTGGGTGAGCGTCGCGAGCAGCGCGGCCTGCGTCTGGACATCGGCCGGGAAGAGCGTCGCGTCGGTGCGCTCCTCGCGGATGAGTTCCTGCTCGGCCTCGGGGTCGTCCACGCCGACGCGGTCCATCGCCCGCCGCTGCGACCACAGCCGAGCGGAGAGCAGGTTCGCCGCCATCATCGCGGCCTCGGCGTCGTCACGCGGGGTGAGCGACGGCGAGACGATGTCGTGCCGGAAGCCCGACTGGAGGATGGGCTTCAACTCACGGTTCTTCTCGGACCAGATGGTGAAGGCAAGTTCGCGGATGGACCGCCGCCACTCGTAGAGCATCTCGCGCTTGATGGAGATGCGGGTCTCGTAGTTCGCGACGAGCGCGCTGATGGCCTTGGACGAGGACAGGACCGCCGACGGAGCGAGCCCACGCAGGAGGTCGTTGAGCCCGCTCACGTCGGCAAGGTCCCGGTCGAGCCGCGCGAGGTGCTGCTCGATTTGGAACGTCGGCATCCACGGCTCAATCTTCTCGATGCGGTTGCCTGCACCGGGGCCGACGACGACGTTGGGGACGGGCCGGATGTGCGGCGGCACGACATCGGGAGCCTCGGCCCCGACCAACTGCCACATCTGCCCGTTGACCGCACGGGACATCATCTGCGCGGCCTCGGACATCCGCTCGTCCTTCTCGCGGATGAGTTGCTCGATGTCGTAGAACTCGGACCGCCCGTCCGGCACGCCCGGGATGTACGTGTTGAAGAGCGGCACGTACGGCAGCGAGCCCTTGTACTCGGGGTGACGCTTGCGCGAGACGAGCGCGTTGCCGATGAAGATGGCGTTCCACGTCTCGTACTCGACCGGCTTGCCGAGTTCGTGCGTGGCGCCTTCTACCGGGAGCCGATACCAGTAGTCGTAGACCTCCATCGCCATCTCGGCAGGCTGCGCCAGCCACGAGCGAGAGGAGTACGTGTCGGCCCCGTCGAGGACGTACGGGTAGAACTCACCGGTCTTGCTGTCACGCGCGACCTCGACCTGCAGACCCCAGTCCTCCTCGGCGGTCTCGGGCGAGATGCGGTAGACGTAGAGCGCCCACGACGGCTTGGTGTAGTCCGACGACGCCCAGCCCAGCCGCAGGTTGCGCGGCTGCTCCACGATGGAGAGCGAAGGTCGCCCGAGCGCGTCGTCCCAGAACACCTTGCCAGCCGTCCGCCCGTAGAGGCCCTTGACGGTGCAAGCCTTGTGCGACTTGACGTTGACCTGCTCGGTCTCCAACCACGTGCGGTACACCCGCTCCGCGAGCGTCGCCTTCTCCCGCCGCTCCGTGTCATCGTCGGTGACGAAGTTCTCGATGGGCGGGACGGACTGGAGCGCCGCCGGGACATCGACGTACACCGGGTAGGCGTTGACCGACACGTGCGCGCGCCCGGGGAGTTGGGCAGACGGATGGTCGGCCCAGTGCGAGGCGCCGCCGGAGGTGAACCCGTTCGGGTAGTAGAGGTTGTCGTACCGGTCGGCCAGCGCACGGAAGCGCCCCATCTCCGACTCGGTCTGCAGCAGCCGCCCACGCATCCGCTGGAAGACGTGCAGGTCTTCCTCCGACATCGCGTCCCGGGCTGCGGCCAGCGAGTACGCCCGGTTGATGTCGAGAAGTGCTACAGCCACGCGGCTTACCTCTTGGAGAAGGGGCTACCGATGCGTGCGACGCTCGCGGTCGTGAGCGAGTCGAGGCGCAGGACCCGGTCATCGACGTAGCGGCGTGGCTGACGCTCAGGAGAGTCTACAGCAGCAGGGGGGCGTGATGGCAAGGGGTCGTTGAAGTAGTCGAACCGAAGCGTCGTCCCGCCCTGCCCCGACGAGCGCAGCGCCATCCGAACGGCAACGACAAGCGCCATCACCGCATCGGTCTGGAGTTTCTTGTCATTCAGTTTGTAACCGAGCAACTGGCGCCGGAGTTCCAGCCACAGTCCCGTGCGGGGAAGGACCAGCCGTCCCGACTCCAGCGCCGACCGCAGGTTCGCCAGCAGCCGCAACTTGGCCGACGCCCGCCCGCCGAACTCGACCGGGTAGGCGTTGACATGGGCCGACTGGAGCAGTGAGCGGAAGACCTTGCCGCCGAAGCCAGTAGCGTCGATGCCCGAAGCCAGCGCGCCCCATTGTCCGTACTCCTCCTGCACGTTCGCCGCGAGGGCGACGATGGACTCGGCGGTCTGCCGACCGGACCGCTTCGACGCACGGACGCCGACCCATCGGTTCGGGTCGGTGATGTCCAGCACGACCGACCACGTCGAGTCGAACGTCAGCGCCGGGTCGAGCCCGTGCGCGTACCGTCGCCCCGGCGCGGGCGGGGTCCGGTCTGGGAGGGAAGCGTCGAAGGAGCGCGTCACGGCCTCGGTCGCGAAGTACTGCGAGCGGGCCTCGATGAAGTAGCCGTCGATGTTCTGCGGGATGAGCGAGGCCGGGATGGTCGCGAGGATGCGGTCGAACATCGCCTGCGTGATGCCGTACCCGATGTTCGACCGGGTGGACATCCGCAGCGAGATGTAGTCGGGCTGGCGGTCGGGGGCCGACGGGTCGCCCCGCGTCCAGATGTCCTCGTACTGGTGCGAGCCCTCGGTCGCGGTCCCGATGAGGAACGCCTGCCCGCCCGTGGACATGCGGCGCAGGTTGAGGACCTCATCGAAGACGAACAGCAGGTTCGGGTCAAACGCGGCCTCGTCCCACGACCACGAGTTCATGTCACGGCCCAGCGTGCCGAGCGCCCGCTCGCCGGTCGTGCGGAAGTGGACCTCGCCCCCGCCAAGCACCGGCGCCCAGCGGAACCACGCCCACTCGCCGCGCTCCTTGCGGTCCCACTCCGCGACCTCCATCCCGAGCGTCGTCGTCAGCGGGCAGCCCCGGCCCTTCTGCGCCGGATGCACCCCGAGCAGCAGCCGCGACATCTCCATGTGCAGCAACTCGGAGGTGTCCTGCTGCAGCCCGAAGTGCCAATGCTCGTACGGCGCCTCGGACCAACGCTTCAGGTCGGAGGTGTCGTCGGCGTACGGCGGGCGCAGCCCCATCTTGTAGAGCGTCTGGTGCAGCACCAAGATGGCGAGCCCCAAGGTCTTGCCCGCACGGTTCCCGGCCGAGACGCAGATGGTGAGGTAGGCGGGCGAGACGCCGTCGGGCAGCCGGGCGATGGCGGCATCGACCATGTCCACCTGCCCCGGGTGGAGTTCGACCCCGAGGACATCACGCGCGAAGCGCGGGACATCCCAGCGACATTCCGAGAGGAGTGAGAGGAACGGGTCGGCCGTCACCCGAGCATCTCGGCGTCGTCGGGGTCGA